TGTACACCGTTGCTGCGGTGGAACCGAAATCGACGGCGGTCGCGCCAGTGAAACCGGAACCTGTCAACTGCAGCAGCGCGCCGACCTTCACGGACGCCGGGCTGATGGCCGTAATCGCGGGAGCAGAGGTTGATGACAACGGATTTGGAATCTCCTTGCGTGCACCGTCGCCGGTTATCTTGATCTCCGCCTCGTCCAGATCCGTGACGCCGGTCTTGGAACGGGAGAATTCCACGATGCCGCGCCCTTGGTAGGCTTCTGTGCCGCCGTTCTTGTCGTACCAGCGCACGTAGAGGCGGGCATCCTCACCGAACTTGTCGGAGGCGAGACGGCAGAGTTCCTGCCCGGGATCGAACACGCCGGAATTGGTTTTCCGGTTCGCTTTGATATCCACACTCCATGCCTGCATGGTGATTTCACTGGATCCCCAGCCGTCTGACTCGTAGTCGGAGGAGTCCTGTGTGGTCCGATCGATTGCAGGGTTGAAATCGTTCATGCCCATGATCTGCACCCAGTTGATGCCGTCCTTGGACACGTCCGCGCGGTAGCGGCGTGCTAATGCTGTAGTCATAATTAGTGCCTTTCAATGATTGGTTATTGGTTTCTGAGCAGCGTGCCGGGAGTGTCCACATCCACGTTGTACTGATTGGTGGTGATCCACCGTTGCGCTTCGTCCTGGCCGAGATTGACCGCATTGCGCAGATAACACTGGTTGAGCGTGCAATCCGTGCCAAGCGCGTGCTGGGTGAGCCCGTTCAACCATTCATCGCAGGCGTCGGCAAGCTCATCCGAATCAAGCGGGATACCGGGCTTACCGCGACAGGCGACCTGTAGGAGGCCACTGTTGTGTGCCTGGTCGGGTATGGCGTTCATAGGCAGGTAGTTGAGGACAATGCACCGATCTGGACTGTCGGGCATGGTCTTCAGGATGATCGCCGTATCGTCGGGGCCGAGAGCCTCGTCCAACCTGTAGACGCCGACATGTTGCAGGTCGAGCAGTTGGGCGATGCCAGTCAGTAGGAGTGTGGTGGGTTGGTATGTCACATGTCCTCCCTCATCACATCGGCCACGATCTGCATGCACCGGCTTGTCTCGGTCATCATCGGCGTAGTCAGGAAGAACGATTGACCATTGTCATGACGGAGTGGCTTACCGTTTGATGGGCTTGGCATGGGTTTCATCCGCCAGAACACCCCATATTCCTGATAGCGGGCGTACGGGCCCGGATAGGTGACTGAAACCTGCCCGTCGCCGTCCATGCGCACGTCTGCGGAACCGGCGAGATCGCCGGACTCTTTAGGTGCGAGCATGGCGCTCTGCTGTCGGATATGCTCACCGGCTTGCATGAGGCCTCGCGTATATGCGTCCCGTGCCGCACCTTCGATGTTGGAGAAGTCGAACGATCCTTCGAACTGCATGACTCCACCTCCATACTCTGTTAGACGAGGCTCACGGTCGTATGATCGGGCAATTCCAGGTCGCCGGAGTCGGCCACATTGACGATGACCACGCTGCCTTTCACGGTGCGCGACTTGTCCTCGTTGACTTTGAGGACTTGTGAGCCGGGCTTGAACAGTAACGCGTACTGGTTGTTGCAGGTGATGGTCGATGAGCCGACGATGCGCTGCCCCTGACTGTCACGCACAAGCTTCGAACCGTCCGCGAAGAAGCAGGGGAACGGGTCGGACTCCGTGTACAGGGTGACGCCTTGACTGTTGACTCCCTTGCTGGTGCGCACGATGGCTGTGTGCACGTAGAAGTCTTCAAGTTCATCGACTGCCATCAGCCTGCCCTCCAAGGTCCGGTAGCGTTCAATCCGGCGGCATCGAGTATCTGCCGTGCAGTTGGCGCTATGCCTGTGGCGACCTGCTGGCGTACCAGTGCCGCGTTCTCCTGTTCCACAGTGGAATAGGAGAATGACGCTCCACTGATGCTCTTGGAGGCCTTCACGCTCACGTCCACGGCACCACCCTTATCCGGGTCTATGCCGAGCTTGAGCATTGCTGTGGCGTGGGCGCAGGTGGCATCACGGAACGCGTCACGCACACTTTGCTCCTTGGGCAGGTCGTCGTCGCCGACCATGTACACGCAGACGCTCGTATAGATTCGTACGGCGAGCGAACCGGCACGCAGCAGCGATGTCAGATTGCCCGGCAGTTCGGCATCATCGTCGAGGTTGTTGTATGCCTTGTACTCTTCTTTGGTGGCGTAGATGGCCATAGTCAGGCCTTGTCGCCATCCGAAGCAGTATCGGTGTCGGCTGGTGCAGCGTTGGCTTGCGCGTCGGCCGCCTTGTATGCGGCGAGGTCTTCGGCATACTTGCGTTTCGCCACGAGTTCCTTCGCGGTGTAGATGATGTTCGGATCGGTTTCACCGAAGAGTTGTGGGTTCTCCTTATGGGCTTGCTTCTCGGTGAGCAGCGTGTAACCAGGCTTCGGCTGTTCGTTACCGGCCTCATCCTTGACGGTGAGGTATTTGGCGTAGTGTTCGTCGGTTACGGCTTGCACGCCGCCCGCTGCGTTCTTAATGTACTTGGTCATGATTCATCCTTCTGACGGTTAAATAAGGGGTGCAGTGCGTCGCGGGGACTGGTTTTCGTCAAGCCTGCGACGCACGCGAATAGGAGAGAACCATCCAGCAAACCTAGATGGTTCAGAGCGGTTAGGAGAGGACTACGAAGCCCTTCTCGTCACGCAACTTAGCAACACCGTAGAGCACGTCGAACGTGGTCTGAACGCCCAGGTAATCCTTGTCGTACGCCATGGTGCATCGCAAGGTGATGCCGGACTCCGGGTCGGATACGACCGCCTGGGTGACACCCGAGCCGATCGGAGCGGAAGGAAGAGCACGGGAGGCGAGGATGATCGCACCCGGGTCCAACGCGAGGTTATGCGTGGAGTTCGGTGTACCCGTGACGGTGGGCACCATCTGGGATTCGTGCAGCATCAGACCGTAGATGTCCTGGGCGATGAGACCGTTGGTGATGTCGCCGCGAGACGCATTGTAGGAGAAGAAGTTCTGCAGGCTGGCATCGCCGAGCAGTGCCGCCGAGTCCTTGGTGCTGACGATCAGGTGACGGTTACCGCGAGGCACCTTGTTGTCGGTGAACTTCTTGTTGGCTGCACGCAGTACGGCGGCATCCAGATCGGTACCAGCGGTGCCGAGGGAGCCGCTGAATGAGCTGTAGAGGCTGAACAGGTCGGTTTCCACCTGCTCGGCCAGCGCGATGACCTGAGCTTTCACATACTCCTGGGAGATGAGCGGCTGTGCCAACGCCTTCGAGAAGTCCTCGAGGAGGATGGTGACTTCCTTGTGCTTGTCCAGTTTCACCACGGTATCGGTCGGGTTGACGGCCTGCTTAGTGACGGGCTGGTTCTGCACCTTGTCATTCGCGACGAGCGTGCCCGCATATGGGATGTGGAGAGTATCGCCCACGTTGAATGCGGCAACATCAGTGTCCTTGGTCACGAGTGGCGCGAGGATGATGTTGTTGCGCAGGATTTCGAGTGCTTCGTTCGCCCAGATCTGAGGGATGAACGGGGCGATGGTGGTGGTATTGATATCTGCCATGATTGGCTAGCCTTTCAGAGGTTATTTGATACGACCCTCAGACACTGCCTTGAGGATGTCGTCACGATGTTCTCGGTAGAACTTGGGATCGGAAATCTGCGCCTGTGTATACGTGACGGGACCTGCACCGGTCTTGGTGGGGTCGATACCGCTACGTGACGCAGGCTGCGGAGTCTTGAACGCGAGCAGTGCTTGCACTTGCGCGTCGAGGGCTTCCGCGTTATCTGCGGTGAGGAGTTCGACGGGAATGTTGTTCTTCGCTGCCGTTTCGGCACGGAGAGCCTGCGTTTGAGCCTGCTTGTACTGTGCCTCCCATTTCGCCGCGGTGTCCTGAGCTTTTTGCAGCTCAGATTTCTGCGACTCCTGGAAAGCGTCAAACTGTTCCGCCTTGTCGGCGTTGGCTTTCGCCTTCGCCTCGTTCTGGCGTGAGAGTGCTTTCCATTTGGTGGCTTCGGCCTGCCAATCGTGCACTTCAGGGTCAGGTGCAGCGGGTGTTGCGGGTGTTCCCGTTTCGGGAGATGTGGGCTGCTGTCCTTGTGTGTCTGGTGACGTTGGTGTTCCAGCTTCCTGTTCTGCCATGATGTTGTTCTCCGTTTCGGATCATTAAAAAAGCCACCCCGTTCCGGGATGGCGAAAACTATTGGGGGACTACTTGCGCAGTCCGAGATCGGGTTGCTCACGGTGTGACCGGCGTAGTAGGCCGGTGTCCTTCGTGAGCTCGCGTAATTGGGCTTGGTAATGGCGTATCTTCGCCCTGGCTACCGCACGCATCTGCGTATCCTCGGCGTTCACGAGCACGCGCTTTTGCGCTCGTATACGACTCTCCAAGCCGCGCTGCTGCTGTGAGGATGTCCAGAGTTTCTCGTCCTGTTCCAACCATTCGCTGACCGTGGGGCGTTTGTCACCCTCATGCCAGCTCGATAACACATGCTCACAGTTGGGATGCCACAATCCCGCTGCACGCGCCTCGTCCACGGTCGCATCCGCGCGATCATCCGGGGTAAGGCTGAGTATCTTGCCTTGCCAAGCGTGGCAGATGGGGCAGGTATGCATGTGTACGGGAACCATGAACAGGGTGACGCCTGCGGCTTGCATGACCTGCATGTGAGCCTCGTTGTAGGCGCGCATGCTCGCCGTCCTGACCGCCATCTCCACATAGGAGGACAGTTGCCAGTTACGTCCCGACTTGTCGGTGAAGCCGGTCACACCGTGCTGCAGGAGGTCGCGCATCATGTTTTGCTGCGCGTCCTTAATGGTGTGCCCCGGGGTGAGCATGTTGTGGGTTGCCGCACCCGAAGCAGTCAGCTTGTACAGGTCGTCATGCTGGCGCAGGATACGTGCTCGAATATCCTTCAACTCGGTTTGCAAGTCAACGCGTATCGCGCTCGTTGCACGCTCACCAAGTGGCACGGTGAAGTCAAACGGTTGGGGATTGTTGCCGGACATGCGTATCGGTGGTGCCGGCGGCTTCGGTGGAAGTCGGCGAGCTTCCGTCCGCATTCTGCGCTCCACGCTCAACGTGAGGGTATCGAGCAGTTGGGGTGTCTGCCGTTCGAGTTGGTCCACGATACGGTGTTCACCCCGGCGTATCATGCTGATTGCATGTGATACCTCCATAGGTGTGGATGCCCTGCGCAACAGTCGCATGACCTTGCCCATGAGTTTGGTGAGCTGGTTGTCAGCGAGGACGTACAGGCCGATGAGGGCGAGTTGGGCGTGTGACTGGTCAACGCTCTGACTGTGCTGCTCCTGCTGACTGTTCACCATCGTCCGCTCCTACCGTGTCATCCACGTAGCTGCCCTTCTGATTGGTTTGCACACCACCCGTGGTGCTGCCGTTGTTGGCGACAGCGGCGTACAGGTTTGTGTCGGAGGAGATGGGCAGCATGCTCAGATCCGACTTGATCTGGGCGACTTCCTCATCGACCTCATGCACATCCCAGTCAGGGTGAAGCATGCGGACGCGAGTGGCCACACTGGTCGATTCAGCATCGTTCAGATAGTTCAACGTCTGGGCGACCGTGTTCGGCGAATCGGTAGCGGCAGGCGGGAACTCGATGTCGGGTATCTCATCACCACGCGACGGTCCGTGGAACACGAAGCCGTTCACGTCCATGAGTGCCGCGTACAGGCGTGTGAGCTGCGGACGCCAGTAGAGTATCTTGCTGCCACGCGTGAGCATGGTCAGCTTCTCGCGTGCCTGCACTTCGGTCGCTGTCATCGCCACGTCACCCGACTGGCCGAACGTGCTCGAACTGTAACCGCAAGCAACGTACGCGCGTTCAATCAGATCCTTGCAGGTTTGCTGATGCTCCTCCCAGCGAATGTTTGGCTGGAATGTTTCCAACTGACTGTTCTGGTTGAGACTGCTGCCTGGCGCGGATTCCAATGGTGTGAAGATTTCCTGATCCGTGTTGAACGAGGCTCCATGCCCTGGCCCATGCTGTTGAAGCAGGTTGCGACTGGCGAACACTCGCGCCTTGCCAAGTCTGATGTCACGCATCCAGCTTGTATATGCTTCGTCGATCATGTCGAAGATGGGTTCAGCGCCTTCGAAGTCGCTGCGTCCGAGGAATCGTGCCGATGGGTCCTTGCGGAGTCTACGGTTCGGTTTGAGATTGGGAATGTAGACGACGGTGAGCAGGCTGCTGCCGGTCGCTATCTGCGAGTTCGCATCCACTTCCAAACTGCTGGTCACCGGGTGCACGTCGAGTGGGACACGTGTGCCAATGCCGGATGTGCTGGCTGACTCGTAGAGCCCGTATTCGATGTGGCCTGGCGTGTATTCCTCTACGAGTGTGTATTCGCGTTTCACGCCGTCGATACGAGGGAGTGGATTCCAGAAGATGACTGACTGCAAGTGTCCGTTGAGTCCGAACGTGGGGATCGCATTGTCGGGTGCGACTGCGGTGATGAATGGTTTCGTGTCTGCACTGGTGTCCCATGTGACTTTCAGATATGCGCCGCCGAACGCTGCCGCGAACTCTGCGGCCTGCAGCAGTTCTGAATGGGCGTCATCATCAAGCAGCGAGGTGAGCGTGTCGGTGAGCTGGCTGGTGTCGTTTTTGAAGCTGCTGGTTGGCATTTCAGCGAACAGTTGGGCCGCGCTCATGCGTGCTATCTCCGCGGGGAGTGGAATATGCACCTTGACCGGACGTTGCAGACTGTTGACCGGTGTGGGTTCGCCCCAGAAGAAGCGTTTGACTTGTCCGAATAGGCCGAGACGTTGCGGGGCTTGTTGCAGGCTGTAGATGCTGGTGAGTTGGTCTTCGTCGCCGGTGTACCATGCGTCGTGCTGCCGGTAGTCGTTTTGGATGTTGTTTTGGCTGAGTGGTGGCCATGCTTGGCCGTTGTCGGGCATTACCATGCTTGGCCTCCATTCATGGTGAGTAGGGGTTGCCATTCGGTTTCGGTGGTGGCGACCGCGTAGCGCAGACCGTCAAGACTGTGGTCTGCTTGTTTGATGGGCTTATCCAAGCCTTGGTCTGAGGCTTTCGGGTCCCAGCAGTAGCCGGGGAATTCCTCGATCAAGCCTTTGCACTTGGAACTGATGTGCAGTTTGTTGGTGTCGAGGAGGTTGGCGACCTTGCTGATCCCGTAGCTCACGTTGTTCTCACCGTCCGCAAGATTGCGGATACCGTCATCGGCTAGTTGGACTTTGAAGCTGGCTGCTGCGGGGTCAACGAGTATCCATTCGGGGGCCAGTGCGGTTTCGTAGGGTAGGTGTGGTTGTGCCAGCCATGTGCGGAAACGTTGGGAGAGGTCTGCGTCTGTGATGCGAGGGTTGCCGGCGCGACTGTCATAGCGGAACTCGTCAATCGCGTAGAGGTCATGGCCGGTGACCCTTCCGTACTGGTCTTTGATGTCATGCAATCCGAGCATGATGCCGGTGCTGGCGTTGGTGGTGCCGTAGTCGCAGCCGACAGCGAGGATGCGGCTCATACGGGGGAGTTGCCGCCAATCGACCACATACCTGTCCGGGTCCCACATGGGGTATACGGCACCTTCCGCTGCGACCCATTCGGATTCGATCATCCTGCGGTACCAAAGACCCGTGTACTGCTTCTTCAACTCTCGGATGTATTCGGGGTTGTTGTTGACGAGCCAGGTGTTGTCTTCGAGGATGAAGGTCACACGGTACAGGTTCAGTGCCTGCTTGTCGTCCCGTTCGTGTTTGACACCGTTCTTGTCTATCCAGAGTCGTGCACGGTTGAGCCATTTCTTCTTCAGCCAGTGTTCGGGCCCTTCGGGGTTGCAGGTGAGGAACAGTCGGGCGTTGGGGACGCTGAGACGGCTGACGAGCATGGTGAATGCCGATTCGGGAATGACAGCAGCCTCATCCAACAGTGCACCAGCAAGCGTGAGTCCCTGGATCTTGGTCTGTGCCTGCGCATCGTTGAAACCAACGACGAGGCATTCACGTCCGAAGATCGTGCAGATACCCGTGGATTGCCGGTAGACGATGTTCTTCGGACCGAACCATTGCACCAGAGGGTAAATCAGGTTGTTCGCTATCGTGCGCTCAGTACGCCCGCCAATCAGCAGCAAGCCATCTGGCCCGTGCAGGCAGTACTTCACCCAGTAGAGCAGCTCGCCAACCGTCTTACCGCTACGGACGGCACCATCGTAGGCGATGATCTTCGCCCAGTCCGGGATGTTGACGGCGGTTGCAGCCTTATTCGCGAGGGGTTCCAGAGACGGCATTTCTCTCCTACAATTTGAGTGTGGCTAGAAGCTGGAGAAAGGTCCGTGTATGAGTAAATGCGCTGTTGAAGGCTGCACAGACGAAGCCACAGCCACAATCGGCATCAAAATTTCAGAAGATGAGCAATTGGACCTGCCAGTCTGTGACTTTCATAACATCACCATCGGTTCAAGGATTCATGACAAAGATTGACGTGAATAGAAAGAACTGATGAAGCGAGACAAGTAGATGGACGCGCTATGCGTTCATGAGGCAGTGTGCGTCCGGTATTGGCCGCTGCGTTCTAATCAATTCCGAGTGTTTTCAAATATTCATCTATCACGGTGCTCGAGGTCTCTGACCGCTGATCCACCTTCTCCAATTCGATTGATCGCTGCAAGGCGATACCAACACTGGTCATGAGGTTGCGGGCATCAGCAGGCGGAGGCTTCGGCACATCATGCTCCACGTACTTTCCTGACGGAGTGAAGGTATACACGAGCTGAGGTTTATGCAGGTCATCCATGAACGCTTGAGCCTCACGCAGCAGTCGCAACTTCAGGTCAGCTCGCAACGATGCAGCGTCCGCCTGTTTCGCTTTGGTTGCGTTTTTCGTTCGCGCACGTGCGAAACTCAGTCCGAGTTGTTTGGCGTATTTGCCGATGGTGCTTGAGCTTCGGTGGAGTTGTCTTGCTATTTCGTTGAGGCTGAGTCCTTGCTTGTGGAGTTGTTTGAGCTTGGTTTCCTCCTGTTTGGTGAATTGTTTCATGGTTGCCTCCGGGCTGGTGCGTTTCGCGAAGGCCGTTTCGGCTGCGTCGGAGATGATGTGGCTTGTGTTTTGGTTCCTCTGGCGGGAGTCGGACCCTCTCCGGCATGGAGCCGGAATCACCACTGATCGGAGGAAATTCCCTTGCGTCTATCCATTCGGAAAGCGCTCCGTCGAGCTCCTTATCGGCGCAAGGGTTGTGGTGGTTCACCGTTTTTACCGTCGGCTTCTGTCAAGTGAGGAACGGCGAACGTTTAAAACCTACTGACTCGACGTGTTGCCGCCCGCTATATGACGGCAAGAATGACGAAGGGCCCGGTGTTACCCGAGCCCCGCATATGAAAATAATCAACTTTAGCCAGTATGACGTTGACAGTAACGAGATGCAAATAACGTTGACAGTTACTTTTCTCTGGTGAGACAGCACCATACATCCCATACTCGGAACACCGGTTTACCGTCCGACATTCCCACCGGTTTCAACAGTCCTCGTCCTTTCCATTGACTGATGGTCCAACGCTTGACGTCAATCCCGTTGGCCTTGAGCAGTCGGGCGACCGCCGCGGCGGTGCCTTGTGTCTTCTTGTTCTGCGCGAGGGCGCAT